CTTCTCCTACTCCGGCCATGCCAGCAGTCTTGCCGTCAGGCACTGTAAAATACACGTAGGAGGCGTTGTGACACATCAAACGAGGTAAGAGTGCTATTGGTATACCATGGCCTTCTTCAACCTCTCTATGGTCATCTGGACGGAGATTAGAGGCAACCTCAGCGGCAGCCTCCAATGTAAGTGGGTGTATATAATTAGACACGTTTATAAAACATAGGTGAATAGTCTCCTTCCCAAGACAACGCACGTAGCGTGGCTGGGGCAGGGTGTGATGATTCTAAAATTACATCAACGTTTGTGTTTTTTTCATATACAGGTACGGTCTGTATGTGCTCCTCTAGATAAGGAGATCTAGATGCACTGTACGCATCCATCACTGTTGACTCGTATTCCTCTGTATAATCGTTTTTACCTACACGTTCAAGTGTAGTTTTATATAGACCTATCTTACCGAAGTGAAGTTTGATTCTATGTATAATTAAAGATGAGTTTACATCAGCGTTTGCAGTATTACCTGTTTGCTTTACGGGATAGAATGTTGGAAACTTAACTTGGTATGGATATAAATAGCCTATTGTAAGTGTTACTCCTGACCAGTTACCGGGTACAGTAAAGCTTGTACCTGATACTGTAGCTTTACCATATCTACCTTGGTCATTAGTAGGGGCTGGTGTACCCCCTTCATCAATCACAACTAACTCATGGTTAGGTGACGTAACTGTATTCAGCCAGCTGACACCAGAAAAAGTAGTCAGATTCGTAGCTGAGTCAAAGTTGCCGCCGCTAACAGTAGTATGATTATCCACATGTAATAAGAAGTCGACATTGTTTATACTCGTTGAAGGGTCATCTTCAGTCTGCACTAGCTTAATACTCTGTAAATAATAATCACTATCTAGAAAGAAATATTCATCATTAATAATAAAATGATATACTAATGGATTGTTAAGCTTCCATTTAAACCATGCAGCCTGCTGTCGCTTTTCAGCGATTTGAAAATATTTGTAACCAAGGACATCATCTGAACCTGTCTTACCTAATAATATTATAGAGTTTTCTCTAGAGTTTGTCAGTAAGTCTATGTCTTTCGGTAACAATGTTGGTACAATTTTACTTACCTCTACGATAGATGGTTCGCCCTCACGCTGTATGTTTGCCATTTCATTGAATCGGCTAAACTTACCAGAGTTGTCAACGTATGCTATTGTTGTACCTAGAGATATTGGTGGTATAGTTTCATTATAGTTAAACGTAGATATACTACGCAGTTTTGCAGTATCAGGGTTAAAGACTGTATCATCTGATGCAAGTAAGAATTGTTGGTTTGTACTAAATACTACCAAACCAGTGTTTACTTCTATACCATCAAATAATTCTGAAGGAAACATAGATGAAGCAGATATATCTACAGGATCAGATGCAGATACAGTTAGAGCTGTTTCGACAAAGAAATCAGGAGTTCCTAAACTTCCCGGTCTAGATGTTATAACATTCTCACCTGATAGCAGTGCTAATCGGTTACGAAAGAACAGCACTTTATTAATACGTCCACCTACAAAAGAGGGTAATGGATTGGTTAGATCATCACCTACTTCTCTATCAGCATATGTAAAAGGTCTAACGGTAAATGTAGCTATTCCTGTACCACTGTTAAATGCTGTACGTTGAATGACAAGCGGCATATTGGTAAGTGTCTTAGCTATATTAGGTTTAGCACACTCTGACCATGAGCCAGAACCATCCCTGTTATTCTCTCCATCAAATCTTAGATAGTAGTCATCTTCTTGTGCCATTCTAGAGTTAGCAATCTTTACAATATATCCATGCTTACATTGGTTGGGTAGGTTTTGTACATCGTTAACAGAGGATTGAAAACATCTCATTAGATCATCTTCAACGACTTCTACACTAAATGCACTTGTGCTAGATAAGTATATACCTGTACCTATATGTTTACCAGTAATACCGCTAGGTAAGTCAGCTATAATACCACCAATAATAGTATCAGCAGTAACAGCTGTATCAGCGTCAAAAGGGGTAGGAGCTGGTCGTATAAGTCCATCACCATTAGAAGAAACTGTTGCATTTACTTGTGTGCTTTCTACTTCTGTTACAGTTACATCTACATAAGCTTGCCCATCAGAGGAACTTGCTTCGTCAGCGTGCTCTGGTACAACTCGAATTACATCACCAACAGCCCAGCCTTCACCACCATGTAGTAAGACAGCTTCTATATTGTAGCTGCATCTGTAGTTATCACCATCTGGCCCTTCTTGTATAGCACTATAATTAGGACTAACTCCTTGTTGACCTAGTGCTGTAACACGAAATGTTAGATTAGTTTTACCTGATGTAAGGGTAGTGCCACCGCTATTCTTTACATGAGTTATATTTTCTGACGAACCGTAGCTACTTTTAGCTGTAACAGCATAGACTTCAGTTCCGATACCGGGGCAGTGACCTGAGCCATCACCCTCGTCAAAGTTATGATCTGTAATTTTTATTTTAGTAGCACGTGATAATGTAGTTACAGTTGTGCCAGCATTAATATTGACACCATACTGTCTACCATTCTCTGTACGTAGCAGTTCTATGAACCCGAAGTGAGCATCTGGTGTATCAGCTGTAGTTCCCGTTGTCCCAACGAGAGTGTTAGCATTAGTAGTATCACGGCTATTAACAAAAGTTGTATCATTAATTGTGAGGAACTGGAGGTTTTCTGGGACACTTGTTGCAAGGTAATTTTGTACTGTTGACTGATGATTGACACCATCATGAGTATAGCTGGTAGTTTGTAGAGCACCTGTCTCACAACTCCAGACTCTAACTTGACCGTCAGATGCTACCTGTCCAATGTAAGATCCTTCTGATTCATCACGAAAGTAATGAAACCACGAACCTCCACTCTGTACACTAGCTAATGCGTCAGTTCCTATGCGTTTAGCACCCGGTCTTTTGAACAAACCTTTTGTCAGGTCTGGTATTGCGTTTGTTACCTCTGTTACCTGACCGGGAAACTTTAGCTGGTCAGGCTGTTCTGACATTCCTAGTGAGTATTGAGGGATAGTTTGTGTGATACTTGCCATTATCTTCTAAGGTTTCTCCAAGGTTGATAGGTTTGATATGCAGTATCGTCTTCAAATCCAAACATACTATGGTCGCCCTGATTGCACTCATACTCCATAAGAGCAGCTCTTGCAAAAGCTTCTTGTTGAGCTAGTAGTTTGACTAACTGAGGGTTAGCAACTAACTTTGTAGCAGCAACTCTCGATGCTCTGTATGTTATGTATCTTCTAAAGACGATAGGTAAGTCTTCAAAGTTGTATAATCTAACAACATCAAGATCTAAGTCAGCTGTGAATACATCTGTATGGTCTTGCTTGTCGTATATAAATCCATTACGACGTACAAGGTTATGTGTGCGACGTGCTTGGTTGTCATGTAAATCCATAGACAATATATCATTACCAATAGCAATCTTGCCGTTAGCGTCTATTGCAAACTTTACATGTTTTTCTGTGTTATAATGCCACCCCTCTGCCTGCGTGTCTACGTTAGCATCACGGAGTAGGTTATAAATCATTGATACTTCTGGATTATCAAAGTTAAGAGTAGTCAATGGTGATTGTCCGATAGCTCCCAGTATAGAGTTCACTGCGGATAGTTCGGTATCGAGGTCAATAGTTGTGGTTGCCATAAGAAAAAAGGGGAGCCGAAGCTCCCGTATAAAATATAAATTAGAAAGAACCGGGCTTTGTAGCTGTTCCAGCGAATAGCTCAACAGCAGCAGCAGGGTTAAGTGCATCTGCACCCATAGCTAGGCGACCTAAGATTACGTC